GATAATCTAACCCCAAGTGATCAAATAGTTTTGCTACCGATCGATTAGCCCACATATCTACTTTCATACCGGTAAGATCATGGATCTCTCTTAATATTTTATTCTCATCTGTAACAAATTCTTTTTTTAATATTTTAATTTTATCTAAATCTACTCTCAGTCCTGTCATTCTCATTTCAATAAGAATAGGTAATAGTTCCATCTCCATTTCCCACACGTCTTGTAAATTTTCTTTTATAATAATGGGTTTCAAATGTTGCCAAAGTTTATAAGTTAATGCTGCATCTTGCTCTGCATAATGACCTACATAACCCGCTGGAAGTCTCCACATATCTTGTTTAGGATCTAGACCCCATTCTTTTGCTTTTTCATTTAAAAAGTTTTCTGATTTAATTTCTCCTAACAAATCAAAGGACAACGCATTTAATGAATATGAATATCTATTTTCATTAACCACTGCAGCTGCAATCATAGTATCAATAATGGGTCCTTTAATTTCAAACCCATTAATTTTTAACCAACCTACATCGTATTGTGCATTATGAAATATTTTAGGACAAGGTAATTTTAATAAATCTTGCATGTAAGCTGTGGTAATAGCCAAATCCATATTACCTCCTGCATCATGTTGAATAGGAAAGTAATATTGTTGACCTGCTGTAGCTACGGCAAACCCTACGATCGCTCCATCAAATCGTGGCCATCCTGGACCTAATGTTTTTAAATTTGGATCTTTAGTTTCTAAGTCAATTGCAATTGCATCTGCATGAGATAAGTCTGGGTATTCAGACGGACATACCCAATCCGATTCTTGAAAAACAAAATTAAGTTGATGTGTCATAGTTTATTATAAATTAAAGTCTGGCTTTCTAAGGAAGATGCTTTTGGCAATAATGTATTTACAAAAAGAAAATCTAAAACCATTAATTTGTTATTAAAGAATATTGTATCAATGTCAAATACTTTAAAATTAGAATTAGCCATATAGTTAATATAATGTTCAAACTCAGGAGCACCTTTATTGTTATGATGGACAGGACATTCTAATTGAACGAATTTAGTTTTTTGAAACAATTCTAAAGAACCTTCTATAATTTCTAGTTCTGCTCCTTGCACATCCATTTTGATTAAATCATAAGTTTGATCAGGGACGATGTCTTTTAAGGGTTTTACCATGATTGTTTTTTTATTAAATTCAATATTAGAATTTTCATCATATAAAGAATTACCTGTTTCTTCTAATTCGTTTTCACTAAAGTTAAACTCTCTTTCCTCTTTTTGCTGACCGACTACCTCTTGGTAAAAAGTTCCTAGTATTTCTAATTTTTCTTTATATTTATCATTAGGGTCTATTAAATAATAATTTGCATCAGGATAACTTAATTTAAGCTTACTTGTCCAAGATCCTTTGTAACAACCTACATCAATAATATTATTAAATCGTATACCGTTTTCTTTTAATCGTCTGTATAAATTAGTATTAACCTCTATTGGTTTTTGCATGCTTTAAAATTTTTGTTTTAAATTGATTGCCGTGTTTTATCCCTTCATCAATAGCTTGGCAAATTAAATTTGGATAATCTTCAATAGTATTAAAATTTCTTTCATGTCGCCAATGCTGAATATCAAAATCATTTTCCCACAAAAAATAATTGTTCCAATTAAAAGGGTCATCTAACAGTTCTGTCTTTACTTTAATATCCATATGTTCTGTAATTGGATATTTATGTAAAATATTAATCGTATTATTTTTTGTCCAAACATAACTAAAATGATGATGGTATCCTTTATGTATAGCCCCATCATGTTCAATATATTTTTGAATTTCAACGTAAGGGGATGGTGTTTCAAAATATCCAGCTTTTGCTATACGTTTACATTCTTGTAAAAAATGAACAGGATTATTTAAATCTTCAATAACATGTCTTGCATAAACAAAATCAAATTCTTTATTTTCGTATGGAAAAACTTGAGATGAAAAATCACACAACGAATAATTTTGGAAACGAGATTTCTCTTCTTCACTATGACCACAAAAATGTGTTGCTTTATTAAAAGGTATAGAACCTGGTCCCAACTCTAAAACTTTTCCTTGTGCTATAGATTCAATAAATTCTGTAACTTGTTTTATAGGATGCCAATATCGTTTCATTGTTTTTCTTCTTTCAAGGATTTGATTTCTAAATCGCAATAATGTTTTATTTTTTCTAAATCTTCTATACCGTTTTTATTTTCGTAACGGCATACATATTTAATTACATTCCCTTGAAAGTAAGATAATTTATTTTTTCTAATAAATGTCCAAGGTTGGATCGTAAATTCTTTGTAATGAGTTCCTCCAATTTGATTATCGTCTGGAAATATTTTAAGAAAGTCTTCTTTGTTTGTCATAATGTGCTTTATAGTTATTAAAAAATTTACCCAAAGGGAAATGGTATTTATGATCAGTATTAATCAAATGTAAAGCCTTTTTTGCACGGGTAATTCCTGTGTACCATACTCTTAATTCTTTAACTTTTTCCTCTATATTTTTTCTTTCGTAATGAGAAGGCCAATTAGATTTGCTTAAAATTACTACATTATCAGCTTCTCCTCCTTTAACCGCATGAATAGTATCTACAATTATTTTAGATGATTCGTCTAAGTTAACACCAGATTCAGATAAACGAATCAAATATTGTTTCTCCTTATCTTTAAATCTAATCTTAAAAGCCTGTACCCAATGTCCTTTTGGCTCTCTCAATCCAGCCCTCAAGGTTAATTCATCGTAATTAAAAGGTTGATTAGGATGTGCAAATGTCCATGCTTGACTGTCGCTGCTCCTGTAGCCGTGATCAATGTTTTGAATATAATGATACATAATACAAGCCTCTTCCTTAGTAATAGATCCACCAGCCATTAAATGATCCCATGCTTTTATAGCTTGCCACTGCTCTACTTTAAATGATTTGCGACCTTGAACATCCTGAAAATAAATACCCATATCATAAAGATCTTGTTCTACCTCTTCCTTAACCGATCTTATCCTAGAAAGAACCATAAAAGATCCATCTGTAGTAAAATCTACATGTTTTAAACTAGTATAGGTAAGTATATCTCCTTCAGATGCTCTTGGATTAAATTGTTTTTCCTGTCTACGTCCTTTTGCTGGAACCATTAATAATTGAGAAAAGTAATGAACTTTACCAGGTATTCTTCTTGATTGTTTTAATATTTTTACTTTACCTGGAAAATGAATAAAAAAATCAGCGTCAGCACCATTCCATTCATAAATGGCTTGATCATCATCTCCCGCTAAATAAATTTTATCTGTATGATAAGATAGTTTAATAATTAAATCCCATTGTAAAGGAGTTAGATCCTGCGCTTCGTCTACCATTAATATTTTTAATTTAGGGCAAACTCCTTCTTGAATGAACTTATCAATCATGTCGGTAAAGTCTAAACGATCTTTCTGTCTAACCCCAGATTGATTCTCAAACATTTTAAAATTTTCATAAGCAGATATAATAGATTGAAACTGCGCCAGTCTTACTTCTTTTCTTTCTTGTATTCTGTATAAATGAGTAGGATCCTGTTTCGTGTTCCGTGCTCTGTCATACACTCGTAATGACCAATTATTAAATACTTTTTGTTCTTCAAATCCTTTTTGAGCATTTATTTTAATAGTTCCATAATCGCTATGAAACTGGATCATATCTTCTGCTGGATCCAATACAGGAATTTCTGAAAATTGTTTTCTTGCAAAACTATGAATAGTGCAAAAATAAGGAAAGTCATCTATGGTATAGTCTGGTAAAGCTAATTTTAATCGTTCTATAGTTTCATTCACTGCTTTATTGGTAAAACTAAAATAAGCTATTTCAGAAGGATGTACTCCATTTCTTATAAACCATCTAATTCTCTTAAGCAGTTGGTAAGTTTTTCCAGTTCCAGGAGGACCAAATATTTTAGTGGTCTTGCCATGGAGCTTTTGCTTTATCATGCTTTACCTCTTTCCTTTTATATTCTGGTAATTTAGGCATTGGGCATCTCCAGTGTCTTGTTTGTATATTAGCATGTTTCTTTTTAGGTTCCGCCCCACCAACTTGTAAAAAATTAATACATTCTCTATTGTTCCAGTTATTTCCCATCTTTTTCATAAATCGTTGAAAAGTCTGTATCTTAAATCTCATTTCCGTAGCATCCGCAGCACTTGGATTATCTAGCCAAATATATCCATTATCCACCTGATCAAATTCCTCATGTGTTTCGCTATCTTCAAAAAATTGAACCATTCTAGAATTAAATAAATCATCTTTATCAGCCATGGCATCGTATCCTTCCATGTCTATTTTGTTTTTAATTAAATCGTCTTTAAAATCAGACCATGGATCTGGATTTTGTTTAGTTGGTTTTAAAGTTCTCCAAACAATGTCAGCTGTTTGTAATTTTTCAGCAAATAATCTTTGTGCGTATAATTCTTTATTATCTAATTTTATATTAATTCCATTAACAGGTAATACCCAATAAGGTTCAGGGTATACATTATATTTTACCAATCTTCCTACTTCAGGCATAGCCTCATTAGGATTGATACCAAATTTTTTAGTAACACATTTTTTTGCATCGCAGTTCATCTTAGCGATAGAAGAATTACATCTGTAGTTATAATCAGTTTTAGTATGTTGATTGATTAATACATTTAATTCTTTTGGGTCTAACGGGGGCTCACCAACTTTTTTATTTAAGTCTCGTAATTGCTCAGGCCAGTAGTCTGGATCTGGATTAATTTTTTTACAAAGTACGGCACAATTAAACATTGCATCATTTCTTCCCTCTCCCTCTTTTACTTTATTTTTAATAAAGTGTGCTACGCATGGAGGAAAGTTTTTAGTCTCTGGATCTGAAGTTGATTCGGCATTAATATTTCTTAGTTGATCTTCTGTTACTTTAAATTTTTCTACATGCTTAAATAATTCTTCTATTGGTATGCTCTTTCCATCGTCATACATAGCAGTACGAGTGGATCTTTTACAATTTTGATAAGGTAAATTAACAAAGTTTCCTTTTCTTTTATCTTCCCAAGCCTCTGGTGTTAAATCAACTACATCTTGCGCTGGATAAATATCAGTTGTTTCATCTCTTACTCCAAGATCACTAGCTATCTCAATTAACTTCTGTCGCATTAAAGAAGCTGGAACAGTATCTTTAGTATGAATAAATAAGTGCAGTCCATTAGATTTTGACCTGTAAGGAACTAATGGATATTTTCTTTCTCTAATAATTTTGATTAATTCTAAATGATTAATATTGTATCTATCTACGTCTATAACTCCCCAGCTGCAGCTGGAGTCATCTTTAATAGGAACAGTTCCTATATGTCTAATTCCATCTAAATGTTCTTGCCAATCTTTATCAGTTATA